AACTTTTTACAAAACAGGTGGATAACTTCAATACTTTACTCCATTAATATATTCTTTGGGGTTGGAAATACAGCGCAAACGGCAGCGCAACAAGGTACTCAAAACGTTATGCACATAACCTGTGGATGACTCTGCGTGTAATGAAATTCTCTAATTAAATCAACGCTTTGCCAATCAATACTAGTAAACTGTCTGTATTCTGTCTGTACAGTAAACTTATTCATGTCTGTCTAATCAATAACTTACAGACGCTTATAACAACTTTTCAGCGTACGCATTTTCTAATGATACACCTAAACCCTCTGGTAGCTCGGCTGCTACTGCATTACGAAGTGCCGTACCTTTCGCTATGGCATCTTTGGGACGCATATGAATGTATTTCATACTCATCTCCTCGTTTTTATGACCTAGTAGGTGCATTAATTCGCTCGGTATTATGCCCTGTTCAGTCAGCCTTGTCGCGTACGAATCACGCAGCGAGTGAACAGTGAATTTTCCATACCGTTTCACGAACACAGGATCATTTAGTCCAGCCTTATTGATTCCGTTTCGCAGCGCACCCATGTAACCACCTTTGGGTTTCTCAACATCAAATGCATGGGGATATACATACTTCGATCCACGAACATCACGGTACTTGAAACGCTGCTGCATCACTTCGCGTAGACGATCAGTCATTTGCAACATATCAGTCGTGTCTGTTTTCGGACGATAGACTTTTATGCCCACCCAATTCACTGTATCAACATCTGTCCAAAGGATGTGACGACCTTCCGATGATCGGACACCTGTGTCGAGATAAGTGATTAGTAAATGAAAAGAATCAACAGCCCACAGCCTCTGGTTGCGAGGCGCACGTTCCCACGAACATTTGTTCAGGTAGATTTTCGTCACCGGATTCATCACATCGATGAGCGTCTGCTCCTCCGCTTCACTAGCAGCGCGGGTTTTTTTCTTAACCGGGAGCTTCAAATCATCAAAGTCTAAATCGTGATTGATTTTAATGCCCCACTTCCGCTTACAAGCTTTCTGACACGCTTGAATGTAATCTACCTCTTTATTGATCGTCGCATTAGCATAGCCTTCCAGCTTACGATTAGTCATGATTACGTCAAGGTCGCGGTTTGAAAGGCTGGCCCACAGACGCTTAGAATCAAGGCTGTAAGGCATAACCTTTTCAGGCACCCTGTACAACTCATCAGCTGGGAATGTACCGCCTAGACGCTTCTGAAAAGCCTCAGACTGCGCCTTACCTGAATCAGACAGTAACGTCTGCTGGTCGACGTACAGCTGAATAACATCAGCGATTGTGGCGTCGTGCGTCAGTCCTGCAATCTTGTGGGCGCGATTCTTCGACAGCATAAGCTCTGCTATTTTCATAGCCTCGCGCTTATTCGTACATCCCGTCGACTTTCGTTGACCGTTTAGGCTGAAACTCCATTTCTGTGATAGGACTTTACCTGCTTTATCGGTTCTTCGGAATAATTTAGTCATACGTGTTACTCCTACATTTAGTTGCTTAACTTCAATTGGTTAACAATGGTACATCGACAAAAGTTTGCTGTTTATTCGTTGACTTTTAAAAGCGTAGAGAGTAAGTCCTCTACACTTTCAGTCTCAGAGATTAAATCCCAACCTTCAAATAAACGAACACTAGTATCGATGGTAATTGTAAACCTACCTGACGAGAACCAAACTTCTCCCTCGTCCGTGTGACCCTCATCTACTATTACAGTCACACCTTCCATTCTTTCAAAAACTTCCTGCACTTTATTTCTCTTCATTATCTATCCACCTTGGCGCTTCCAACTGTACTTTTAGTTGTATGACTATTCTTGTCATTTACTTACTTACTTTAGGGATTCATAATCCGTCGGTTCTGTGCGTTTTGCGTCGTAGAGAACCTCAAAAGTGTCAGGGTCGTAAAACTTCATCAGCTCACGTACAAATTTCTTTGCGTCGACGCCAAAGGCATCTGCAAAAGCTTTGTATTTTGCTGGTGGTATCTTACCGACGCCAGACTCAATCTGACTTATGAATGTGTAATATTCAAGTCCCACGGTGGCAGCGAGGTCACGTTGTGTATAACCATTACTTGTTCGTAATGTTTTCACAATTAACCCACCCTGTTTACGTGCGTTTTTGGACTTATGATCTGATGCTTTCTGGTGTAAAGCCATTTAGTACTCCTTCAACGTAGATTTATTGTTGAGTGATATTTCCTTATGTCACACTCAAGCCAACTTTAAGTCTACTTTAAGTATCCAGTGAGGGGAGTCCCCTTTTTAAAGTTCTTCTTCTCTCACTGTCTACTTTAAGTTGTCGTTTAGTTGTCTTTTCCTCTACTCTTAGCAAGAGGCCCCCCAATTGACACATGGTCATTTTGGAGCCTCATTTAGTCACCAACCCTTCATGAATAGACTTTGTAAATAATAATACTAATGATGAGTGACATCCAAAAAATGGGTATCAAATAACCATAATTATTATACATTTAGCTACCTCTACAATGCTGTTGGTTTTGTACAACCCTCTCCTGATAAACCTGCTAAGGTAGAATCGGAATTGTACGCGAAATAACTCGGTGTTTAAACCGATTTATCAACTCTTAGAAGAGTTGCGGTATGACACTCGTCAAGAAATGTCATACGACAATGCTTCTGATTACTCGTCAAACATTAGGTTGTGTAAGGTTTCCGTAACTGGCTCAAAACATAACTCCATTTGAGGCGTCACTAAATTAACCTGGTACTCGTTAGCGTCAGGCCATAACGTCGCCATGGCTGCTTCAAATTGTGACCGGGTGTAGGTTGCTTGCTGGTGTAAATAGATCATTCGCCTAACTCCATGAATTCTGCAGTGGCTACGATAACACTCCAGTTAATGCCTATGTTGGCATCGTGGCTGCGCTTGACGCTGTGCAGTACGTCTAACGCCTGTTCTTCTGTTAGGTGTGGGCATACGTCAATGACATCATCAATTGACCACGAGATGGAGATGGTGCGTTCAAATACATTCATAATATTACTTCCTTTTGGTTTTCGGTTGGTTTAATCAAAGGCCCGACGTATCAGGCCCTTTGTTAACTCAACTAGTCGATGCTGTAGCCGTGAATGGCTTTATATTGTTTACGTGCGTTGTTCATTTCGTCGGCTGGTAACATCGCCCAGTACTGATAAGCCTTATCGAATGCCCTCTCTTCTCTGTGCTCTTGTGCTGAGGTTTCGATGTCGTAAAGGCTCCCGACGTTCACGACGTTGTGATACGCCCGATCTGCGTGGTAAGCGCGTTCTAAGGTGCGTTGGTTCTTTTCTCGTAGTGCTATTAGTTGTTGCATGGTGTTTTATCCTTTTGCTTTTGCGTATCGAATTAAAAATCTAATGTAATCGTGGTAGCTGCTCCGCGACTTTGCGTTGTCGTACCAAGCAGCAACATCGTTACCAGCGGTGCCTATACCGCACCAGATGCCCTTTGTTGAGGGGTCACCTGCAAATATCCATTGTCCCGGCTGAAGCTGGGCGCGTTCTTCCCGGCTTAATAGCCAGACATCCATAGCTTTTTGATATTTCATTTTTATACTTCCTTCTTTCGGTTGGTTTAATCAAAGGCCCGACGTATCAGGCCCTTTGTTAACTCAACTTTGACGAACATTTGCTGTACTAGGCGGCTAAGAAAACAGATTGAACAGCTGGGCGTACAAAGCCAGACTGATCGCCTATTGCATCGCCCTTGGCGCGTAGACCAACAATTGTTGCCGGTAGATCATCCGGGCGATAGTCTGTTAGATCCCCGTCGATTACAGTGGCAGTAATGCCGTTAATTGTGTAGTGCGTGGGTAGCGTTTGGCCTCGCTTAGTGTCGAACACTGCGGCCACGTTATGGCCTCGTGCTAGCTCACTTGCTGCTAGCGCGTCGTTATCTTCGGATAGGCTAAACGTTAACGAATAGTAGGCCGGTGTGGTGCGGTTTGGGATCTTTGTATAGTCGTAGATCTTAGCGTCTGGCGCTGCAGAGTGGATAAGCTCGGCTACAGTCATAAAGACACCGGCGTGTTTAACCTTGCTCACTTCCCATTTGATATCTGAGGTGGCATTAGGGCGAAACGCTAGCGCCATGTTTAACTTTTTGGCCTTGTTACGTGCCGCCACCACCTCTTTAACTAGTAGAGCCACAAACAAAGCACGGTTCTCAAAGTATAGGCGCGTCTTAGCGGTTCGAGCGGCCTCTTTACCGGCTTTGTACATTGGGTTACCAGCAGTGTTTAAACACGCCTCACGGCATCCGTTGGAGGCCATAGCGCAGGTGTTATAACCGCTTACTGTGGCTGGTGCTAAATGTAGCGGGAAAGTTAACACGCCGTTTTCCTTGGCGTTCTTTGCGACCTTGGGGTTAGACAGTGGATCGGCGAATAATGAACCTTTTACATTGTATTCACGAGCCAAGCGCATCAAAGCGGCTTTAGTCATGTGGTCGTAATGGTCGAATTGTGATAGTTCAGTTTTCATTAACATGGTGATCATCCTTTTGGTTTGCTGCGGTTGGTTTAACGGATAGCCCGGTTAACAGGCCATCGAGTAAAACAACTAGATACACTTGCGAATTAGTTCGCGTACTTTCTTTTTACAGCGCGTGGCTTCCTTAACGTCGCCTAGTTCTAGGGCCGCTATCTTGCGTTTATTCCAGTTGAATAGAGCATCGCGGTATCGGGTTTGATTGTTGCGCTGGTTAGCTTCTCGTGTGAATGCCATTTTTAAGCCCCTAATGTGATGGTGTAAATTGTGATTAATGACGCTGCAAAGAGCGCCGCGAGAGTTGAGTATTTAATTAGAGTTAACATATTTTTGTTATCCTTTGTTTAACGTGGTTTTACTGTTATTTAGCGTAGCGTTTAGCCTTGCGTATTGCGTTTTTAGATTGAATCGGTGTGATTTCCCATACGTTTTGGATGCGATAGCGTCGGCCCTCGCTCCAATCTTCAACCTTGCCATTAGCAACAGCTAAGGCGTGGCCCTTAACGTTACAAACATAACGTTTGCTAGGGTCTAAATGGTGTGGCAGCGTGGTAACTGTTTTCGCAGTTGTATGAACCGTGAACACGTTAAACCCCATCTTACGCATAACGTCTTTGTATACGTGGCTGTATGTCCCTTTGCCGGCCTTGCGTCCGGCCTCTGCTAGTTTGGCGTGTACGAGTTTGTAAGGCTGATTCGTAGCGATTGCCACGGCCTTAACTGTACAGTCGTTGTTCTCTTTGTATGCGTCAGATACTGGTACGCACGATTGATAAGTTATGCTCATATTTATGCATCCTTTTGTTTACTGTAATTGTGAGAGTTAGAAGAAATTTAATTGATACCTCTATCGTATTCGGTTGACCTTTCCGATTGAGGTATCTCTTTAAATTGCCTCAAGACGCTAATATCTATTCGGTTGACCTTTCAATTTAGCGGCTTGCTTAGACCTTTACGAATTCACCGCCAGCGCATCCCATGCCGCGCCGTCAGTGTTAGTAATTCAGATCTTGTAAAGTTAGCAGTGTTAAAGAGCAAAAGCCCTCAACAAAAAGAAACCACCTCTTTAGCTACTACGCGTTGTATCGAAGCGACCTACTCGGTTGGCATGGGCCATGTGAGTGTTACAGGTCGGCCAATACAATGCGGTTTGCAATGCGTCTGCCGGCGGTTTCAAATTGTTAAAGAGCGGTCGCCGTGAAGCGATGTGCTCATATAATCACGCACAGCAAACCTTTGTCAAGCGATGCGATACACAAAAAACAGTGGTGCGCAAACGTTTGAGCATTCCGAAACAAGCCGAAACGCCCACGCCGCGCAGCCCCTAGCCTATCCAATAGGCCCTAATATGAGGTGAAATTAAATCACCACAATCTATAGGGAACTCTGCTAGTAACGATAAGCCCTAGCTATATCAGGCGATGCGCCTACCTCATTCCTAGACTGTCTGTCTAATGTCTGTTAGCTATCGATTAGACGCCCAACTGGCGTGGCTTGAGGCCCACCCCGCCCACCTTCGATCTGAGCCATCGTTGTGTCCGAGCCGTGGGGGTAGAGGGGGGGAAGACTTTTTGTGCGCGGGGGTATATATGACCTTACGAATCTTCCGAATAAATCGAAACGACCCTCCCTCCCCACACCTCGTCACACCCCGTCTAACACCCCGTCAAACTCACCTAGACATCGCGTTGGGTTACAACTGAACGACTGCCATCGGCCCTCCTACGGCCTCTGATAGACACCACATTGCCACCTAGTTCCCTACCTGCGAAACCACCCTGCGCCATCTCCATGAAGTCCTCTATTTCTTGTTCCCATCTACTATCTAGGACACCCTGTCTCGCTTCGTCTACGGACTGACCCATCGACTTCTGCCAGTAAGCTACTGCCCCGGCTAAAGCGTCCACCCTATCGTCATGCTTTAAGCATCCACGGTCACGAGTGATGTGAGTAAGTTGGTACATTAAGGAGTACACATGGTCTGTCGATTTGACATCTGAACGTATGAGAGCTTCATCCATCACTAAACGGTGCTGCGTCATGACAGGCTCTAAGGTATCAATGATACGACCTTCCTTATGACCCTTGGCCCATTCAGATTCCTGTATCGTACACCCACCGGGCCACACCTTCTGAAGGATAGGACCGAATGAAGTAACCCATAGTCCCTGTCCGTAGTTAGGTTCTACCTCTACCACGTTAACTGAGAAACGTTTAGCATCTACAGCTATCTGCTGCATGGCCTCTGCTGGATCACCCTTAAGGCCACCCACATGGAGGACGTACATGATGCCGTTCAGTGTCGCTACGATAGCCCATGCTGTTTCATCCTTACCCCTACCTGCAGGGTCAACGAATAGCACCGTACCATCATAAGATTCCCACTCGGTATCAGTGAAGAGAGGACGAAGGAAGTGATCACCAGAGAACCCTAAGTTACTAATGTCTCTGATCTGGTTCTTCTTATCACTGTCCCTACCCCACTGTACCTGTAAGGGTGCCTTGACGGGGTTAGTTGAGAACACAACCAAGTCGAACTGACGTAACGGATAACGCTCAGAGTCTGACAGACTCGTATCGAGCATATACTGTAGGGCATATGTTGCTCTACCCTTAGACTCAATCGATACCATCTCGTCTTCACCGAAGCGGGTATCAGTTACCTGACCATTATCTAACAAACCTTCTTCGTTCTTACGACGTAGATAAGGGGCCAGTATGTTTACATCTTCACCTGACTCTTCGTCACGGAGAACATAGTTCTTCAGCTTGTCTACTGAGGGATAGCGTACAGGGATTGTGAATGTCCTGAACTGCATGGCCTTAACGAGTACGTTATAGATAGACTCTTCGGTCTGTGGTGTACCCAGTAGGATGATGTCACCCTTACCATGCTCTGTCTTGGTGATAGGCACGAAGTCAGACTGTACGACCCTAACGATCCTTTGTCGGGCTTCTTCTGTGAGGGAGTTCTTCTCTACCTCAATGTCGTCTGCGATAAGTAACGTCGCACGACTACCTGTAATCTGGGAGGTTATACCCCTAGCAGCTACGGAATAGCTCTGGGATAGTGAACTACCAGCGACATCAAACTGATCAGCTTGGTCACGACGCGCAGCTCCTTTCTCACGAGCGCCTTCTATAAGCCACTGAAGGATAGGCATCGATGAGATAATACCTTTAGTCTGCGATACGAATTCCTTGGCCTTAGAGCCAGCAGCAGATACAACGAGGATCTTCTCGTCACGGGGGTTACGCATGAGCCGCCAGATAGCGAAGGCTGATGTGATATAAGACTTACCCGCGCCACGGAAGCATCGGACAATATCTTCACGAGGGTTCTTATACAGGGAAGTTAGTAGATGATTGTCCAACTCTTTAGCTTCAGCTGTGTCATAGCCATACTGTAGGCGATGGGCTATCTCGTATTGAGCTTCCGTAGGTTGGGGAAGACCGAGATGATGCCATACAATAGCAAGGAAGTTACGGAAGTCATCAAAAGCGGGCCACAGTTCTTCTGGGAAGGGTGTCTGCCAGTGAGGCTTGCCGTCAATCATATAGGGGTTGAGCATAGGCGTACCTTAGTGAAGGGGCATTACGCCCCCTCTATTATTTAGTTGCCTGTATTGGCATTACGTTGGTGTACTTCTTCAGTGTGTCGGACAGATTGTTATCAGTCTGAACCACTGTTTCTTCAGGTGGGAACTGCTTGAGGAAGTTCACAGCAGCATTAAGTGTGCTTGCGGGTGCAGGGATCTGCTCGCCAGACCGTGGGTCTAGCTCACCGTTCTCTACCCGGTCACACAATGACTTTAATAACGAACCTTTAAGGTCCGAACTAGTTTTCTTCATCGTGTTAGTCCTTTAGATTTCTCGAAGGTTCTTAGGCCACCAAGGCCAAGAAGAGCCATTACGAGAGTTGTGAGTTCCGCTGCTTCAATAGCAGGGAGTTCTGCGGGGAGTGCATAATAAGCATTGATAAGACCAGCAAAAGGAAGGATAAGGAACTGGTAACCAAGACCAATTGCACATACCCAACCTATAGCTGGACGCCAACCCGCTACGAACACAGACTTATGTTTAGCTTCTTCTATGTTAGCCATTGCCTGTAGAACGTGGGGTTTCTGAAGTACCTCTTGGACCTTGAGATTAGCGACTGCTTTCTCTTCGTCCGAGGTGAATAAATCATCAAGACCTTCCATGACACCCTCCGCTATACCAGCAAAAGGGTTTAAGTTCATGTTAGCTTCCTATCCATCTAGATAAAAATGAAGTACCAACTCCCCCTAAGCCCATAGACAACAGCATGGCTCCCGCGAGGAAACCTTTGCCTTTGACCAGTTGCTTTTCGAGTTCGTTGATTCGCTTGGATAATGTGACGGTTGTCGTATTGAGTGACTCGACTTGCTTACTTAAGTTCTCAATCTGCGTGACCAAACGCCCTGCATCGTAGTCAGTCATTGTTGACATTGTTCAGCCTCCTAAGCTGATTCTGAACCGATAGAGTCACCTGAGTCATACAGCATCCAACCCGTAGCTATATACTTGTCGGTTGTGTACACAGGGTTACCACGGTGTGTGTGAGTGAAAGAGCCGGGGAAGATGACAAGCGTTCCTTTCTTAGGTTGGCATCTGTAACCTTGATATAAGAACTCAGTCTCACCCTCACCTTCTGGAACATCATTAAGGTACAACAGGTACGTCAACGCTCGACGAGCAAGCGTATAGTTCTCACCTGATTGCTCCCAGTGAAAGGCGTAGTAGCCCCCTTGCTTCTTATGTGAATACTTCTGTACTTTAAAGTCGTGCGAGTGGAGCTTACAGCTCCGATGCATACCGAACTGCTTCATATAACTTGTTACAGCTTTCTCGATACCCGTATAGAAGCGGGTAGTCAGGTCATCATGTAACTCTTTGATGTCGTCAGGCCAAGTCGGAATGGTCTTGTCAAAGAAATGTGCAACATCTCTCCGTATACTCATGTCGGAATGGTCATGGTTAGCCTTCTCGTCCTCAGAAAGCCCGAAGGCTTTCATCTTTTCAAAGGCATCAATCACTTCATCACAGAAGGTTTCATCATAAATGTCTTCATATAAATTAATAAACTGCATGTAATGCTTGCATCCTGTCTGTTTCCTCTTGAGTCGGCTCTTCTTCTACAGGGCTAAGCATCCATTCAGGCGCTTGAGGTAGAGTTGGGAACCGAGTAGGAACATAAATTGTTGGGAAGTCTCGTAAGGATTGACGGTAGGTTAAGAGAGAGTCGTAGTCTTCATCTGTTAAGTTGTTACGCTCAAGATGTTTAGTAACTAGCCAATCACTTTGGCCTAGCCAGAAGTCACGTTGCTCACGTACCTGTTCGATAGTTTGTATCGGAGGTAGCCAGCCCTGCACTTCGTCATATCTGTGATGTAAGGCAGCGTGTTCGCCATCTTTCTTCCAGTTACTAGGAGGCGCTACACCTTCTTCTAAGCTGAACATACCGTGTACGGCATAGCCTTTCTCATCGACTTCATAATAAAAGTCCATACGTTACTCCTTATATGCCGTGATAATTACACGCCCAGCTGCGCCTTTACCACCGTTAGATTGTGAGTAGGAATTGCCGCCATAAGAGCCACCAGCTCCACCACCACCAGCACCAAACTGGTCGGCATTTTGTGTCTGACCTAAGTTAGCTCTACGGGCTGTACCTCCAGCACCGAAGCCAGCTGCACCTGTGCCACCGCTTGCTGAGTTATTGGAGTTGCCTGTTTGACCATCACCTCCTGCTGCTCCACCGCCAGAACCACCACAGTTACCGTTACCACGGTCCCCGCCTCTGCCGCCAGATGTAGTCCCAGAAGCTGAACCTCCGCTACCACCGTTAGGGCGATTAGCATAAGAGTAACCGTTACCTGTATAAGTAGATTGTCCACCACCACAGGTCACTGTTGCGCCAGCCACGTTTATAGTTGTACTACCGCCGTGGTTAGAGTTCATGCCAGAGTTGTTAGTACCGTAGTTCCCTTGGTTACCACCGTTACCTACGCTGAATGTGATGACTTCACCTACGGATACCGAATATGTTTCGTCTACAACACCTGAACCCGCACCGCCACCAGCAGCACCTGTTGAGTGACTCCAATAGCCTCCACCTAAACCACCGCCACCACCAGCACACGCTGAGATTTTCACCTTGTTATAAGGCGCGGCTACTGTATAGGAACCTGATGCGTTGAATGTCTGAGGAGGAGAAGGTGGAACGTAAGCGGCTGTCTGTGTAGAGCCGTCAGGGAAGGTCACCCCGTGTAACACTTCTAAGTCTGTCGTGTTTGTACTGTCTACCGTTTGACCTAGAGAGGATAGACCGGACAGTTGTCTTGCTTTACTCATTAGTTACCTCCTTGCTGAATGGCTTCACGAGCCTCTTGTCGTTTGATTAGGACTTCTTGAGGCACAGCAGCGCCTGTCTCGGCTTTCCGTATTAAGTACCAATCAGTTTCTTGTAGATACATCATCGACTCAAAGTTAACCTTCCCTTGAGGATGCTCTTCTTGAGTCTCAATGTAGTCTTTAAGCTCTTGAGCTTGTTCGGGTGTGAGTTTTAACCAGTTATCATTTAAGACATAGCCCTGAGTATTCTCATGGAACTGGATTTCATCATATTGGAAGCTGAAATCTGGCTTCATAAAAGCCTCAAGACGCTTACCATCTTTCTCAATCAGGCTTAAGCCGTTCTGGTGTATGAATGTGTTCATTAGTTATTCCTGTTAATAGTAGTAAGCTGTAACGTTTTGAGTTTCGTAGCCAGAGGTGTCTACCCATATGGCTTGGTCTTGATACTGGTTTATACCGTAATGTCTCGCACCACTGTTACCAAGCCAGAACGAAGAGCCATTGTGTTTCCATGTGTAGCCATTCCATGTCCTAGACGCAGCGTATGTGTTTCCGGGAATTAGTCCCATTGAGGTACTCCATGTATGATAAACATCATGGTAGCCCCAAGTACCCCATCTAGTTCCATTTCCTGAGTACCACCATGAGTAGTGTTCGGCTACCCACACCTCTTGTGTGCTGTTATACCCGCTAGTTACCCACACTTGGCCTTGTGTTATATACCTCTCCCATATCCTTGTCCCATTCAGCATCACCTTCTCACAGTCAGCTCCGTTGAAGTTGATGTGAGAGGTGACACTTGGGCCTGTTAGGTCAAATGATTGACTCATAGTGACCTCCTGTTATGTGGTTATGTAGAGAGTTGTACCAACCTTGCTAAAGACAGCGCCAAAGAGTGCGTCTGACTCTGCCTTGGTATAGGTATCTGCAACATTAAACGTGGTGAGTCCTTCAATGAGCACAGTGGAACCTCCTGCCGTGCTTGTATTCAAGGTGATGCTTGCCCCATTGACTGCTGTGTAGTCTGTAGCATCCAAGCGAACACCGTTTAAGTAGACAGATACATAACCAACATCATAGGAACCGAAGAAGGTGGTCTGCCCTGCTGATGAAGTGTGCTCTGTAATTTGAGAGAAGTTAGCAGCAGATGCGCCTTGAGGACCCGCAGGACCTGTAGAGCCTGTTGGACCCGTGCTGCCTGTAGCGCCATGCGAACCAGCCGCACCAGTATTACCTGTCAATCCAGTTGGGCCTGAAGGACCTTGTGAACCCGTACTACCAGCAGGACCTGTATCACCTTGAGGACCAGTAGGTCCTTGGCTACCATTTGTGCCTTGACTACCAGTTAAACCAGTATCACCTTGTGGACCTGTAGAACCAGTAGGGCCTTGAGCACCGTCACTACCGCTTGCGCCTGAGACACCTTGAGAACCAGTGTTGCCAGTGTCGCCTTGAGGACCTTGTGGGCCTGTGCTGCCAGTAGGACCTGTAGGACCAGTGTTGCCTACGGGACCTTGTGGACCTGTCGAACCTGTATCACCGTCTGAGCCAGTTGAGCCAGTTGAACCCGTAGGACCTGTGTTGCCTGTAGGACCTTGAGGTCCAGTGTTACCTGTGTCGCCATCAGCACCTGTAGCTCCTGTTGAGCCTATCGGACCAGTGTTGCCTGTAGCGCCCTGTGGACCCATATCACCTTCGTCACCTTGTGGACCTTGAGGACCAGTAGACCCTGTAGGACCTGTGCTGCCTGTAGGACCTTGTGGGCCTGTAGCGCCTGTATCACCATCAGCACCTGTAGAACCTGTAGGACCTGTAGGTCCAGTGTTGCCTACTGGGCCTTGGGAACCAGTGTCACCTTGAGAACCTTGAGGGCCTACTGCACCTGTTGTGCCTGAGACACCTTGAGGGCCAGTGTTACCCATTACGCCTGTTGTGCCTGTGTCGCCTTTCTCAGCGATGAGTTGCCACACGGTAGGTTGTGCCGATGGTACTGTACCAGCAGCCGAGTTTTGAATAGCAGCGTAAGTGCTGCCGTTGTACTTAACAGCGTCGAAAGTTTCATACGCTGTCGAAGAAGACCAGTTGCCTTTGAGGGCAAAGCGTATCTTGCCTATATTTAAAGTGGGCATTAGATTGTTATCTCCAGTTCACCGTTAGAATTTATATTGAAGTCTTGGTCGTTGGCGCTACCGTAATAGTCTACCGATAGCATTCCCGTTACGGGGTCCATGCTGAAACGTCCAAAGGCTAGGCCTAAAGAAGTGGGACCTTGAGGCCCTTCACTACCTACAGAACCTTGAGGACCTAAAGGACCTTGGTCACCATCAGGTCCTTTATTACCGAGGTCACCTTGAATACCTTGTGGACCGATTGGGCCTACAGGACCTGTAAATCCGATAGGGCCTTGCGCACCTATAGGACCAAGAGGACCGTCATTACCTGTAGGACCTTGTGACCCAGTATCACCTGTACTGCCTTTGACACCCGTAGAACCTGTAGGGCCAATGGGACCAGCATCACCTATAGGGCCTTGGTCACCTGTAGAACCTGTAAATCCGATAGGGCCTTGAGGTCCAGCGGGACCAAGCGGACCATCGTTGCCTGTGGGACCTTGCGAACCTGTGTCACCTGTACTGCCTTTGACACCTGTAGAACCTGTCGGGCCCACTGGTCCAGCATCACCTTCAGGTCCTTGGGAACCTGTGGCTCCTGTTGGGCCTTGCGTACCTGTAGGACCTGTGGGACCCATAGGGCCGTCACCACCTTCAGGGCCTTGGTCACCTGTAGAACCTGTGAATCCAATAGGGCCTTGGTCGCCAATGACGCCTTGGATACCTGTCGGGCCTACGGGACCTGTCTCACCTGTGACACCTTGGATACCTGTGACACCTTGGTCACCTGTAGCACCTGTATTGCCAAGTTCGCCTTGAGGACCTCTTGGACCTTCGGGGCCTATAACACCTTGAGGACCATCGGGACCTTGAGGACCAGTTGAACCAGCAGGGCCTGTACCACCAACGGGGCCTTGAGGACCTTCGGATAGGCTGAATGTAAGCTCACCTGTGTTGACATCGTAGTTAACAGAACCTGTGGAACCGTAGGGTAGAGAGGTTAGATGAGTTGTTAAGCCATAGAGTTCGTCACGAATCTGCGTAACGTCAGTGGCTTTAATGATTACTTCAGTATGCTTGGTTACTATGTCCGTGTGTCGTGTTTCAGAATCAGCACGAACACTGTCTGCATACTTCTTGGACACAGCATCTGTATCGGAAACAGGATCAGCAAGATCGGAAAGAACCCTACCTTTAACAGAGAAAGCTCCAGACGATACATCTTCATAGACACCTAACTGAGACTGATCGACAGCTTCTTGAGAGAGTTTATGGATCTGCTCGAAAGCTGTATCAAGATCCTCTTCCGTTAACTGTCCGGGCAAAACGAAGTCTACTAACCGTTGCTCTGGAGAAGTCTCTCGGAAAATATAAATACGGTCAGCAGGTGCCGCCGTTAAGAGTTGAATTTGAGTGTCAGATGTCCAGCTAAAAGAGTCGACCAGTTCACCATTAACCTTTACTTTGACATGAGATTTATCAAGGTAATCGAAAGGTACAGTGAATTGTGATTGAGATGTTTCAGCGAGATACGACACATAAGAGTAAGCCATAAGGACTCCTATGAAATGATAAAAGAAACCCCTCGACTGAGGGGCTTAAGGGTTTTATTGATCGAAGGTTAAATCAGCTATCTTGTAGAGAGCTTGGTAGGGTGCGAGTTTCATAAGCTTGTCAGCACCATCATCACGCTCTGGATCAACTAAGGCGTTAATGCCTGACGACACATCCATCGCTAGGCCCATACTCGGACCAGCCACCTGACCTACAACGTTGACTGCTTGGAAGCGAGAACTACCAGAACCTAAGCCGGTAGTCTTCTCAAAGGCTGAAACATAAGGAGATATCCACGCAAGCATACCGGATCGATCCATAATATCGCGTGTCCACTCACTCGCTGAACGTTCTTTGATTTCGCCTGATCGAAGCATATCCTTCGACATAACAACCAAACCACCGAGTGCTAATGCCATAGCTATTGAAGCGACAGCCTCCGCATCTTTATAGTGATGCATACGCTGTGCAGCAGGTGCGAGCATCTTATTCATGATAACGAAACCGTAGGTTTGAAACTGCATGAGTAGCTTAGCTACGTGACCATCCATCAATAAAGGTGTGTCACCTATACCGGGAGTCATGATGCCACGGTCACCCGCTTGTCGCATGGACCCTACGAATGAATTGTACGCGTCACGCCCTTCAGCATACTTAGCGTATTCAACATCCATTGCAGCTTTCAAAACATCTAGATCATCACCCTCGATTTCACCAGCCTTTAAAAGCTTCTTACCGTCCTCGAAAGCTTGACGAGCTTCACGATAGGCTGGCTCATTACGAGTCTGCCAGTGCTGTGCATCAAAGCTCTTAACACCACCGTCTGATGATGTACCAAACTCATTAGCCATCTTCTTAAACAACCGTAGTTGATCAGGTCCAATACCTATCGTAGCTAACTTAGCCCGTTCTAGGTCGGATAAGATACTAGGGTTATTAACGATATCAACAAGCTTATCTTGCTGGAACATCATCGTCATAGCTTTCTGCTTCATGTTCCAAGCACTAAGGCCAGACATGACGTTTACCTTCTCGTTCAGGCCAGCTGTTAGACGATCAATGTTAGAGGTGATCCTTTGCTTAGCGGAGCCTGTCGCTCCAATGCCTAAACCGTCATTGAAGTTATCAGAACCTGCAAGCTTAAGATGCCGAGCCTGATGTAGTAGACGTTCAGATGAAGTTGCTATCTTATGGATTACATCGTCTGGCATACCCTTCATGATTTTAGACGAGGCTTTAAAATACTTACCTGCGTAAACACCAAAGCCGTTGGTTAAGATCATGTTAGCCGCATCAGTAAAGGAAGTGATGATGAATTCAGGACCAAAGCGTGTGAAGTTATATTCCCTCGCCTTACCCGTAGCCCAGAATAAAGCACTATCTGGATCATCAGGCATACCAGCCCGTCCATATAGACGTTCAAGTAGACCATCAATATCAGCCAACACCTTCCTCTTCTCATTCTTTAAGTGAGATGATTTCTTGTTACGGCTACGCTGATAGTCAATCTCGTCGTCATACTTACGTGCTATCTCTTCCTTAACGTCGCTAAGATCCAGCTTGACGTTTTTACCGAAGACTTGACGTAACGCTAACCGAGCGGAAACTTCATCCCACTGCTTGTCGAGAACCTTATGGATGTCCTTATTCAGTATCCCTAAGTCATGGGCTTCACGCGTCTGTTCTGGGGTGAGGTGAATCTTACGACTCTTACTCCGACCACCTTCAAACATAGACTCGTGTAGCACACCTTGAGGAGACTTCTGACTGTGCTGAAGGTTACCCACTAGCTCGTCTACTGTTTCCACCATGTTCTTAGCATTACCAGCTCGGCGCTGAATCCTGGCACTTTTCTTAGTACCTCTAGCAGCCTTCATCCACGCGTGTTTCATCTCTTTATAGGCTTGGCGAGTTTCTTTGTTCAAGCTACGAGTATGCTTAATTGCAGCCTCAGTATTCCCAACCGCTTCCTCTAACTCAGCAACACGCTTCTGCTTGGCTTTGATCTTATTCTCAGCCGCACGTAGTTTACGTCTAGCTTCTAAAGACTTCTCCTTATACTTAGCCATCTCTGGTGTGTTCACCTTAACTGAACGCCACGCTTCATCGATTGCTACAGTGTGGGAGATTTCAGCTTGTACTAACTCTTCCTGTGCCTGTTTGATTGCTTGAGGGTCTTGTTCAAGAGGGCCTTTAACTTTTAGCAGCTTACGAAGCTTCTGGTTAGCAGCTGTTACCGCACGAGCTGTAGGTCCTGCTTCAACATAAGCAATCTGCTGAGCGTACTCTTTATGCATCTTACCTTTAAGCTCAGCCTGTGCCTCAGCCATTTCAGCTTTAGCCTTGCCTCGTGTTGCCTTAGTTAACTCAATGAACTCATGAGATTTCCTGACAACCTCTTTAGCAGCCTTGACGGAGAGATTCTTAATCTTAGTCGTGTTCTGTCTTATGACAGCAGCTGCTTCGACCATAGCTTTACGGGCGGTCTTCTCGGCTTCTAACGCCTGAAGAGCAGCTTGTTCAACTTCCTGAAGAGCCTTCTCATAGGTATCACCTGCCCAATCCTCTAGGATCTCGCGTTTAACACCTACACCCTCAGCTTTCGTAATTAGCTTCTCTTCGTCACCTACTTTAATTGAGACATCTTCAACACCTAACTTAGCGTATTGATCCATCGTCAAACCAAAGTCTTCAATGAATTCTTCTACAGGTTCGTTTTGAAGAACCTTCAGAAAGAAATCACGAGCGCGATAAGTATCTTCACCAATAGCTTTACTGTTCCACAGCTGTGCCATTTTGTAGTCGTCACCCATGCGCTGAGCTTCTGTGATTAAACCATGTTCAACCATCAGATCTTCTAAGTGCCGGTTAGCTACACCGATCTCGTTAGACATCTGCTTTGCTGCATCATCGATGAGCTTTGCATTATCAGGTCCCCATTTAGCTTCCAGCTTAGCGAGGTAATCACCATCAGCGTAATCGTGCAGAGTACGCACAACGTAATCGTTGAAATCTTGGGTTTCCAATAAGCCCATCTCAAACGTTTCTTGTTGACCCGTGGAGCTTTGTACCCACTTACCAGCACGAGTTACATCTGATTTGAGCTGCTGGGCTACAGGCCCTGTGCCAGACATAGCGATGTTTAAGTCACGAACAATGTTCTCAGATCGTAATAGCAATGCGTCATACTCGGTCTTAAAAGCATTCTTAACCGACTCAGCATTCTCAACGACCCTACCGTCGGCATGACCTTTAGTAAGTCTACCGCCTGTGTCCATTAGGCGTTGAGTTACATCACGCGCTGTATCGATAGACCATGCAAAGGAACGTCCAACAGGTGTAGTCTGATCAATCCAGCTAGTAAGCTTCTCTACTGCTTTACCTATGACACCTCGGTTGCCTGACATAACGGACTCGGATGTGTCCGCGACCCTAGCAGAACCTACTGAATCAGTATGAGGCTGAGCCTCGTCAGTTGCTTTTGTAGTTGGATTGCCAAGTTCATCAACCTCTTCAGTTACATGTTTAGATGTAGAAGCCTTGCCTGATCGCACAGTTGGTGTAAGCCCTTTATAACCACCGACTGCAGACATAAGGACTGAGGCCGCAGCTACATTGAATAGCGACTCGTCCATCGTCCTGAATTCCTGCAGTTGATGCATAACGACTTCCTGCCCACCAGCTACAGCCGACGACTTCCAGCCATAATCTAATGCGGTCTTAAGGGATTGCCCCTTTTTAACTTGCCCAAGTACAGGGACAAGACTCCAGACATCCAGTAGTGATAGCCCCATACCTAACATATTGCCGGTAAATGTACCGTTCTCCATGTTATCGCGGTTCTTCAGTTCCCTACGAAAACGCTCTACACGCTTATCGAAGTGACCTTGGTTAGCCGTATCATCGAACTTCCCTTGTCGAATAAACAGATCCATATCTTGCAAGGATTCTTTATTCTCATCATAGTAACGGTACGAGTTGAACTTAAGGTCGGTGTCGCCCCGGCCCCACTCCATTGAACTCGTTATACCTGCACCTATGAGAGTTTCAGCCTCGTAGAAGGACTTAGCTGTTTCAAGGGTAGTAGGCTTCTCGCCGCCCATCGGAATGACGTTGCTACGAGGGCGTGGAACTGTTGTGTTTAAATCGACAGATTGGACACGCCGAAGCGCGTCCTCTGTCATCGTTGATGAACTTGAGTCCATATATCACCTTTATGTATTAGAGGCTATGAGAGGCTTAGCTGGTTCCTTATCGGCTAACGATATGCCGTACTTCTCAGGCAACACCTGTGCCATATAAGATAAGTAGGAAGGAATAGTCTGCGCCCGCTCAGCTCCTACGAATGTAAGAGCTTCTTCATAACGACGGTTGTATAAGCCAAGACTCCTTGAGCCGTTGGATTTAAACAGTATTTCGTTCACTGCTTCGTCCAGCTCTCCAGATTTAAGTTGGCTAACTAAGTTTTTACCAATCAACTTTGGCGAGTTGTACGCCATTGATACGAGAGCTAATCGTTGCTGGTTGTTAAGCTCTACACCCTTTAGTCGGTTATCAATTATCTGCTCTGCCTCACCTACAGCCGCGTCAAATAACTTACGGCCTTGTGCCTCAGTAATATCAACATTGCCGTCGTAAACAGATTGATAGTAATCATCCCCAACTTTAAGTGTCTCTTTGAATAGATCCTTATGCCCGACAGAATCGAGATTGAATCCAAAACCAACAGTGCGGTAACCTTTACCGCCATTAGCTTTCTTAACACCATCCCAGTAAGCTCCTGCTCGCCAAGCTTCGCTCTCACCGATCATTTCAAACCGGCGTCCTTGATATGTAGGATCTGAATCAGCACCCATAAAATCTTTTACCTTTGTGTATGCGTCTTGAAGTAACCAACTAAAGTCCTCAGTGAGTGAAGGTTGTGCCGACAGAGCATCTGTTGTTACACCCGTGGTAGGACTAATTTGACCGCTTCTGCGTAAACCAGCCATGACACCCTGAGACACCAGAGTTTGATGATCCGCATCACTTTGAGATTGCAAGTTAGCAAAGGGTAATCGCTCTCTGGTAATGGTTTGATCGTCCTGCCATTTGTGATCCTTGTTAGGCCGCTCATCGAAGCCCTGTAATTCAACAGGTCGTTCTATAGGTGGGTTAACATGACCGCCCTGTCTTAGCTGTTCCATAACCTCATCAGTGTGGAACATTTCAGGAACCTGATCGTCACGTATTGTGGGATAGACTAGAATCTTATAGTCGAGAGCCAGAACCTGACCCGACTTAATGTCCTCTTCGGTAGCTCCTGCTGGGTACTGTGGTACAAACTCCATGCCTTTATATAGGCTACCGCGAACAGCTGCGATGGACTCCTTGTCTATCGTCCAATCACCAGTAAGAGTGAGTTTCATACCTGCATTAGCTTGCACAGGTTTATTCTCACCGTATTCACCCTTGCCCATTATCCAACCACCGGTTAAGTCGAAGGTGTCTAGTCCTACTACAACATTTACGGGCCTACCGTACTCATCCTTCTGCGTCAAAACCGCCTTACCTGAACCATCATTTAGTTGTTGAAAACCTAAATCGGCACCGCCAAACCAAGCCATTTCTGACAGAGCTTGTAGACCCTCTTGTAAGTGCTGAAGGGGGCTAATGGTTTCTTGAGGGTTAAGGGGGTTAGCCATCGTGCCTATGAAAGGCGTACGCGTCTGTACATCACCCTCTTCAGTTAGGGAAGATAGGTAATCTATTTCTGTAGCAGCTTGGCCTATAATTATTTGACCCTGATTATCACCCATTTGATTAACACTGAGGGTTGGCTCTAACTTGGCCCAAGCTGTAGCGACGAAATCATCTATATCCTCGCCTGTTCCTAGAAACTCAGCACTGATACTTGCGACTCTCAATTGCTCCATAAATGCTTTCTGTACAGGACTCCCAACGGCAAAGTAGATACTATCTGCGTCAACACCTTGAGCTGCCGCCACCTTCTTACGCCACTCGTTATTAAACAACCAACCGTCAGCAGTTATATCAGTGAAAGCTTCCGCATCATTATCAGCCTCCAAGCTGGTAAGGATACTTTCCGAGTGACGGGTTATAATCTCAGGATCATTTAGAGCGTTCCAGAGGTCTTCATTTTTGATGTTTTGATCTAACTCAAGACTATTTACTCCACCCTCGCTTAGGCGTGTATAAGCATCGTGAGCTATAGCCTGTTCGCTCATAATAAGTGAGGGCATAGATGGGTTAATAGCTTCTAGCTTCTTAAGTAATTGGTAACCCTTAAGCCTAGTTGTAGTATCACGGGACAACATCATCGAACTGATAGAAGTCTTAACTTTCTTAGAGACATACCCCATCGCCTTAAACTGGTTAGCGATCTTTGTCGCTGCAGCCGTTGAGACAGCAGCGTAGTCATCAACTAAGACGTTGGTAAAGTCAGTAGCGGGATCAGCAATCAATCGTGTGATCTGCTCCATGTTATAATCAGCGGTCTTCAAGTTAGTTGCTTCACCACCACCTATAGCTCGCCACTGAGCGGTGCTACGTTCTTGTATAGCAACAGCCTTAGCTTGCTCTGACCACACTTGACCTAGCATGGAGTGATTGCCACCATCACCAAACTGATCACCAAACTGCTGTACCTGTGTGAATAGACTTGTTAGTTCATCCGTAGAAGAGGCAGAGTCAATCTCACTTACGAGAGCTTGAGCCGCATCGTTTGACTCTTGCGTTTGCTGTGCGGTGTACGCTGCCCACCCTTGCGAGGCTAACTTAGCGGCTGCCATAGGGAACCGGCCAGCAAACGTATCGAAGTCATCCTTCGTCTTGATGACTTTATCATCGTGAAGAAACTTAGAAAATTTACGCCAGCTAGTCCCGCCCCCTGCTATCGCTATGTCAGCCATATAACCAATCAAAGATGATGATATCTCTGAAGAGCTTTTACTCGGCTGTAATGCTTGGAGCATATCAAAGTGCTGAGCAAAGGCTGCTGTTGTATTAGGGTTAGGGTGTGCTCCTAAATTCGATATGACATCTTGCACACCTTCTACTCTTATACGCTCAGCTCGCTGCTCTGCTGCCACAGTTAGATGAGGCATAACTCGGTTATTATAAGCATTTAGTTTACGCTGCTCTAAGAGCGGGTCGCCTGAATCCTCATTATTGACCGCATAATGTTCCTCAAATTTAGCAGCCAAGCTTGAGCCATCCGACACATTATGCTGCTCAACCACAGCACTCAAAGACGATGTGTACAAGGCATTCGATGAAGTATTGATGATATTAAGATGCTTAACTTCTTTTAGAGTGTCACGCTCCTTCCGTTCCACACTAGCTACGCGTAGTTCTTCCGCACGTTCTACCTGTGTTAGGTCTGAGTCGATCTGCTCAACAGCACCAAAGAAGCCACTAATAGATGCTCCAAGATTACCAATAGCGTTAGCCTTAGCTAAGCCACCGCTCATAATGGCTTGGCTGTTTTCAAGCGGAAGTGCGTGTTCCTGTAGTTGGACTTTAGCCGTAGGACCTACGCGGGTCTGAAGTTGGCTATGGTTACGCCCAGAGCGACTCGCATGAGCGCCAGAGCCACCGTTGGATAAATCAGGCATCTAAGCCTCCTTATGATGTTTATTTGTCTGAGTTGTAACCAGCAAGCTGATTGGTATGTTGGTTTTTGTTAGCTGTAGCTTTGCCATAACTAGACATACCACCTGTGATAGCCCCGATGGCACTCGCATTAGCGTTAGCCACAGCAGCTGCACCTTGGTTATAAGCCAACGTTGTTTGATTCAGGTAACCCATCTCACCCTGCCTCTTTTTAGATTGAAGCTGTTCGATCTGGTTACCCCGACTAGTATTGATACGGGAAATATCCATACCCGTCGTATACTCAGAGTCGATTACAAGTCCTGACGCTGAGGCTGAAGAAACACCTTGCTCTCCCATAAGTACAGTAAGTGCGCCAAGCTCTCTATTAGCCTGACGAACACGGTCATGTACTTCTGAGTCGTAGATGTCATGAGATTCCCGTTGTAGCCGGGTGTTCTCTGAATATACGAGATCAAGGTTTTTAGCTTCAGCCTCATAGGCGCGTTCAGTAGACTCACGAGCGACCTGCGCCTGTTGCGCGGCGGCAGCTAGGCCCCCTATCGCAGAGGCTATAATTGCTGTGATGCACATATATTATTCCTGCCTAGTTATCTCATTAAAGAATCCTTTCCACTTTGCGCTTGTGATTGTGCAAGGTAGGTAGGAGTAGTTTGTGATTTGGATTTTCGCAGTACTACCTTTTGAACGGACCGGCGTATCAAACACACCTGAACTTAAGTCGGGAGTGGTTTGTATATAGCCTCCTAACACAGACCCATTGAAGGTATATGTTTTCGGGTCACGCATATGCGGTGTTACTACAACCTGTAAGAACGCGGAGTCTTTGTAATCAAAGTAGATGCGCTTAAGTTGTAAACGCCCGGTGGTAACAGTAATGTCGTCATCACCTTCGCGCAGGTACTGCTTAGAGAGTTCAACTACCATGTTGTAGGGAATACCCACGTAGATAGGTGTCTGCGAATAGTCACCAGATACAGTGAATTCGTTACCCGCCGATGACAGTACAGTTAAAATCTGCCCCTGCCTATTTAGCGGTGCCGTATCCGTATCGACTACAGCTACAAATGACCCTAGCTCATACAGGCTAGTATAAGTAGTTAGGTTAGATACGCTGTCATAGACACCACCGTCTAAGTGCTGCATAGAATCTAATCGAACAGGAAGCTTGAAGTGCGTAGGACGCTCGTCAATGTTTAACGACATCTTCTCAATCATTACGGTGCCATCCCTCGTAAGTACTACGAAGAGTTCCCCTTTCAGGACTGTTAAGCTGTGAACGACTGCGTCAACACCAAAGGTCCATTTGCCCCATGCTGATTGTGCCTTCTCTTCTCCTGACCAAAAGGTTCGGTACACGTATACGGATGAACGATCTGAACCACTAAGTGTAAAGATTGTGCCTGTAACTGTGTCTCCTACTAACTGTGTGATAGGAGCTGGAACATAGCCTGACGCATGAATTAAAACGTCATTAGCTGTGTGGCCCACCGAGGTATCACTATAGTAGTACTCAAATAGTGAAGCACTGTCGCCGCTACTAGACGCGAAGTAAAGCTCGTCCCTGAATCCTATAGGCCGACATAAAGGCTCAGAAGCGTACTGAGTAGATATGTCTATAGTTGTAGCAGCTGGAGTTAAAGCAGCATCTGCGGACAATTCAAACTGAGCAGTATCTGCTGAACAGAATAGAGCCTTACGGAATGGAACCACGAAGCGTATTAAGTTAACTTGCGAGCTGGAAGCTGTACGTCCAAAAGCGTCAGAGTCGATGACTTGAGCCACCGTCTTAGGCCAGAAGTTTGTATAGTCACTTGCTTGCGAGAAGTAAACTGTCTCGTCGGCTACGATACCTAAGCGATTACGAAAGAAAGTAATATCAGAGATCTTATGCCCTACAAAGTCTGGCGTAGGAATTAAGTCAGTCGGTAACGTGGGTGTCTTAGGTTGAGCGTTTTTCAATCGATCTTCAGCAAAGACCGTTAGACCTACCAGATCGCCAGCTTGCGCTCCTTCAAAGACCATACCGTTTACATCTGGTGAGTTTAAGTCTTCATCGTCATCAGAGAGTTCGCCTACAGACGAGGCATACACGTATATGTTAAATGTCTTAGTGTTTGAAGTACCATCCGTACATAAGGCTTCAGCCGTTATGGGGTAAGACGTTTCGGTAGTGGCGTTGACTAAGGTAGGATCAGCTACCGTAACTAGTCCAGTTGTCTCGTCAATAGCAAAGCGACCTCCTGCATCATCCGTTAGGGTGTATGTGATGTTAGGAGATGAATAATAATCAGGCTCGATTACAGGACGCTCTGTGTACGTTGTGGATGCTCGGAACGTAAACGATCCGTCTGCTTCGCGTACTAATACATGAGGCATTGTGGCAACATCAAATACACCAGCATCGGACATAGCTACTGTTAACTGTTTGTTCGATATGAAAGTGTGATCTGCAATCGTCGTGAATGATAAGTCTTGAGAAGGGGTGTCCGTGTTTAGGTAAGCCGTGCCATCAGGAAATGCAACTGCAATCTGCGACCCAGTAGTGTTGTACACAAGCAGTGTTGAGTTGTTTACCATGATGAGGTATTTTTCATTAGCGTCACGCTCGTAACCGTAGAGCGCGGTGTCCTCACTAGGCATACTAGTTGAAGCTAAATGTTGAGTACCCGGCCTCTTCGAGAACCCACCTGAAACCACAGAGAACATGACATTCTCCGCTTCTTCTACCTGACCCGGTAAGCGTACAGTATTAGGTTGACGACTTACGCCTTGGTACATAGTACGGAGAGTCTGTTCGACCAGTTTACCCATGATTATCTCCCAGCAAGTGGATGGTTACGGCCTATAATGTAACGACAGTAGGCGCTATCGGTTAAGGCATTAGAGTCTTCAGCTTCAGCTTCGGCATCCATCAAGGCAGCATAAGCTTCCTGCTCGGCGCGTAGAGCAAACTGATCTGCCGCTACAGAACCTAGTTCAGATTCTTGGAATCGTCGGGAAGCTTTAGCGGTGATATACAATTGAAGTTCGGGAGTTAAATCCCCGATATCCCGTTCCCAAATAATGTCAACGACAAGGGCGCGGTCAAAGAAGAAGGTGTGGTCAAGTATGTTGTATAGATGTGGTTGGTTTAGATATTTACGGACGGTGACATGAAGTCCTTTGTCGCTATCTACGGTATCAATGCGTAAGACATCAGGCGATAAAGGTATCGTCTTCTCAGTTGTGACAGGCATTGTATAAGAGCGTTCATGATTACATAGCCAACCTTTGGCTTGTACTTCAAGGGACACTCGGTTCAGAATTCGTTCAGCTGCCTCTGCATCGGGCAACCCAGAACTCAAGGAGGATACTGGATCTTCGCCAATAGATTCTAAGATCTGATTGACGGCGTCGAGTTTCGTTAACATAAGAACCTCATATAAGAAAAAAAGCCCCACCCGAAGGTGAGGCTTATGGCTCTAATTAAAAGAACCTGGGGGGAATACTACGCAGTCAATTCGATAGCGCATTCAGGGCGTAGAGTGCCGTGACCAGTAAGCATCTTGGCAACCAAGAAGTCTTCTAGGCGACGAGTGTCACGCTCAGATTCAAAGCCGATATCCATCAACTTAACGGTTGCAACAGCATCCGCAGTCCAGATAACACCTTGAGTGTTGGAGTAGTCTGCACGGTACTTTGCGTACACACCGTTGTCAGAAGTTTCATCTGCATTAGGCATATTCAAAGACTTAACAATCTGAACACCATCGATGGTCAAAGAGTCAGCACGGCCTTCAACACCACCAGCACCACTGTGACGTAGATCGGCATCAAGTACTAAGTACTGACCGTTTGCGTCTTTAGCGAACTTGATCTTGTTGAAGGTTTCAGCAGATACAGACATATAACGCGTCTGCTCTTCAGGAACAGATAAGTTGAAGAACTTAAGGTTAGCTAGACGAATCGCATCGATCCACTCAGCGCCAGTAGACGAAGCGCCTAGACCAACGATAGTGTCACCACCGGGGAACGGACCGTCGCCAGTAGTACGAGCAGCTTTGATGATCTGACGGAATACGTTCTTGTCAAATACACGAGCCAAAGCGCGACCCATCTGAGCAGAATACTCAGAACGTACGTCGAAGTGTGACAACATAGAATCGATGTCAGCAATTGCAGTGTGAGATACTAAGATGTCATCGATGGTGATGGCGATTTCGCCTGTCTCGATGTCAGTACCCATAAGCTCCTGACCCGGAGTATGGTATTCAGCAGATGCTTTCCAAGTCTTAGGGAAACGGAAAGAACGCTGACCACCGCCAACAGTTTTAACGTTGTGCTTGTCTAGAGTGACAGTAGCCATATCGAAGGCAGTAAGAACTTCACCACCAAATACGTCTAAGAATAAGCCGCGATTGTCGGCAGGAGAAGTTTGACCAGCGCCAAAACGAGATGGAGCTGAAGTAATACTAGAAATAGTCATGATAATACCCTGTAAGGAATAGATTTTTAATGTCAGTCCCAAGATGGGACGGTATAGATAGATGTAGAAAGGTTTTAAGGGTGTAGCTAATACAAAGATTGTCTGTCGTAACAGGTCAGTGTATGAGTACTTCTCACGAGCGCACGGAATTAACCCACATCACTTAGCCTAGCAATGTCAGGGGCGTTGGGTGTGCTACCGTATCGGGGGTATCGCTGGCTTGGCGCTACCTTAGAATAGATGCCTCCCGAAGGAGGCGGTGTGACCTAACTATGATCTAGGTCGTATGTGGATACAGACATCTTGTCGATGACAGTCTGTCGGAAGGTAGGATTAGTACGATACTCAGGGTTCGTCATATCCTTCTTCATCTCTGCGCGTGAACGGTAACCCGTAGATGAGTTACCCACCTCATTACCTAACATTAAGTTAGGCTCAGTAGTTTGCCCCATTCGGGACTTAATAGCGTCAGCTGCCATCTTCCAGTTTGCTCCATTTAACGTATCGTTGTACGCTGCTTTCTCTTCAGCATTAAGGTTGTTTTCAGCCCATGCACTAATCTTGGTCCACTCTTCCTCACCGCCCACATAATCGAGGGCTGATTTGGACTCAGCGTCCATGCGGAACTTTAAGTTCTCGACATAAGAGTCAATAAGATTTGCATCGACACCCTGTGCAATAAGAGCATTCTTTGCCTCATCGCTTAGGTTACCGTCCTGCTGGATTTGCTGTACTAATGAATCAACATCTAGACCTGCCTTACCCACGACATCCTTTGCGGCTTCATCAGAAGCTTCGCTAGGTTCGTCATTAGTGGTTGGGGGTTCTTCAGTATTATCAACCGGAGGCTTGTCACCTTGACCCATGCGATACTCAAGTTCTGTCGCGTGTGCTTGCCAGTTGTATTCACCTGTTTCAGCATTATAGAATTTGTCCTGTCCGTTCTCCGGTTTAGGAGCCGTAGGAGCTGAGTCTATATTCTCACTTGATGGGGTCCCATGCCCCGCCTTGAACTGATCAGCTTTCTGCTGGTTGTATTCGTCCGAGCCGGGTTCGGGTTGGTTAGTTTGTTCAGTCATTAATTATCCTGTATGTCGTAGGGACTGTTACATCCCTTGTTGTTCGACCATTTGTTGAGCCATAGCCTGACCACCAGCTTGCGCTGCTGAACCTAAGCCTTGTTCCATTTGGCGAGTCTGACGCTTCTGCGCTACCTCGTCTTCTGAGTTCACAGCATCCTCAAGCGACAGGCCATTAAAGGCTTTGCCTAAGAGCTTCTCCCAACGAACATAGTCGAGGATTTCAGGAGGTAGACCCTGTAAGAATTGAAGAGCTGAGCCTACGCGCTGAACGTCCTGCTCACGACCTAGAGATTCTAAGCCTGTGAGTACAGTAGGTTCGACGACGCCTTCAGGCCACGGAGGTAACTTACCCTGCTTCTGCATCTGTGAGATGAGGCGATTCAGGCGAGCTGACTGCATCTCTCGTGATAGCATTGAGAACGCGCCACCAAGGGAGCCTTCTAATTCTTCTGCCATCATCTTTAGTTCGTAAGCAGTAACACGCTCACCTTCACGCTGAACGCTAGAGTTCATTAAGAACGCAGAGGCAATCTCTTGCTTCTTCTCTGACAGTTCAGCCTTAGCGACTTGTAATCCCGGAGCATTCTGATACGCAAGCATACCAATATCTTCAGGGTTACCTACCACGTACTCACCATTGTCGGCTTTAGATATACGTCGTCGGAGGTTCAAACCACCAGCAGCATTAGGACGTATCATCATGATGTGTCTTGATGCTAAGGCAGCACCGTCGAGCATAGATTTAGATAATCCATCAACGGCTTGGAGGTCACCGAGATGCTCTTCGCACTTACCACGACCATAGTCTTCACCAATTACAGATGTCCAACGTAAGGCGTTAAAAGGACATACATCATATGTACCAACAGACTCCGGCACTTTACTCCCAGCAACTTCCTGATGAACTTCGTACCCTTTGTTCGTCTTCTTACACGATGTGAAAATTGGCACACGTTGCGTTGGGGCATCTTCAGCCTTCAACATTGAGCGAACAGAGTCAGGAAGATTAGATGGTGAAAAATATTCCTCGATGATGATCTCAGTTACGTCACCTGTCATGTCGCGTACAACAACATATTGATCCAAACGGAATACGCGTAGTCTATTATCGGGCAGCACCTGTTCTAAAGCGTTGCCGGTTGTAATCAGATATTGAAGAGTAAGGTGAGTAGGCTGACGCCACTGTTTACGTTCAATCTCATTACTAATGGTCTTCTCAGATAGAGCTAAGCCACGCTCAGTCTCCTGATCTGTTTCCATCTGCCCTTCCTGCATTAGGATTTCAGACGGAATCTGTAGACGGAATGAACTCATGCCCGGAGGGTACATAGCGATCATCAAGCGGGACGCTAAGCTTACGACAGCACGAGCACCTAGTCCCTGATAAGGGGCAGGTAGTACAGTGTGAGAGTTGTGACCTTGTGGTGGTAATAGGGCTGGAATAGTGATTGCAGAACACTCACGCGCCCGTGTAAGGAAAGGCTCACGACGGCTCTTAAGCGACTCGTAGCGAGCTTGAGTTGTATCAGTCATAACTACCTCAGAGACTTAAGCCGGAACCATTCTTGCCTTTACCACCGAGAGCGTTACTCAGTTGAATGCGGAATGACTTGCGGTTCTTTTGTTTAGCTAGATGCTGAGAACCTTCACTCGCTGCTGTTTCAGCTTCGCGTTGTTCTTTAGTTTTATAAGCATGGGGTTTTTGAAGAACAGCTTTAGGCGGCTCTTTCGGTTTAGGAGGAGCAGCTGGGGAACCGAAGCACATTATTCAGACCCCTCTTTCTTCATTGGCTTAGCTTTTGGAGCTTTAGCTTTAGCTTTCGCAGCCTTAGCTGCCTGTTCAACTTGCGTACGATTGTGTTTAATGTTTCCCATTGGGATTGATCCTCGTGTATTGGTGACCGGAGTGATTAAAACCAGCGGCTTCAAACAGCCTACCTGTCTCGTTTAAGAATAGCCCTGTGGTGATACCTAAGTTAATACGTGTAGCTCCAATAGACTCAGCCCACTTCTGATAGCGTTTGATCAAACGGAAGGCCGTCATCCCTCCCCGCTGTTCTGGTCGAACATAGAGAAATAGGTCGCATGTAGTTATAGATGGCCCAAAGTATTCTTCAGTAGCCACTGCCCCAATCATACCCACGAATTTGCCATCCGCATCGGTGGCTGCCATCAGTAGAGCTTGCGATGGGGAGAATATGGCGGCGTCAGCTAGGGCTACTAACTTCACTGCATCTAAAGGTAGGTCACGATAAACAGGACTCTCGTAGTGCATATCCGCAGCCATTTCGAGCATGGGATCATAATCGTCCCTAGTGCATCGGACTATTCGGCTCTTCATCAGCTTCCTCCTGCCACACTAGTAGCTCGTCTATGAGTTCACGCATACCAGCATATCGATGAGCTGAGAGTTCAGACTCGTTGTAGGCCACACAGCGTGGAGGGTAATGTTCATGAAGTAATACTAATAGTTCACGGGAAGATAGTGGAAATTCTGGAAGATCTAACTCTTCGGTTTCGGTAGTCATTTTGATACCTCTGGCATGAGCGCCGACAATTGACATTAAAAGGCACCATCGAAGGGGGAATCTCCGATAGTGCTTATACTAGGGGGCTACAAGAGCTTTCCAACTTTCAGGGAACAAAGGTTCGATGATGTCGGAAACTTCTTGGGCTAACTCTTGGATTTCTTTCTGAGCGTGTGGGTCTAACCTCTGCTTACAGAAGCGAGAGTATGCAGCGAGGCTGCCTGTCCAATACCAAGACACTTCCATACCTTGAGGCAGCAACAGTCGCGCTTGTTCTGGACACATACCACCGGCTAACGCTGTCTCGTAAGAAGCTAGACACATTGCATAGACTGTGCGGAAACTACTATGCCAGTAGCGGTTGCCTATGACGGGCATATCCACACCACTACCCTGCTTAACACTACCTTCAGGCTTCATGCGGAATTGCTCCGGCACAAAGAACTCAGGAGTATTGCTGATATACCTACGGCTCTCTTCATTCTCCGAGAAGCCAACCTTATGCTTGAAGCACTGGGTGCGAATAGGTACAGGCGCGGTCATGCGTAGAGTAATGGAGGTGTGAGCAAAAGGTGTCCAGTGACTGTGTACTGACAGATAACGAATCAGCTTGCGGTCTTTAGCCTCGTCAAACTCCGCAGAATCCTCAGCGAATGAGACACGAGCTGCCCGAACTACCGACGCATCGCTACCCATATGATCGATGTATTCAACCTGCATATACGGACTCCTCTTCATACATTTCAACAGCTTGTTTATAGCCGTCCCATTCATCAACACCTAGAAGAAGTAGGCACTCAAGCAGATGACTGTCATGTTGCAATGCTTCATGGTATTCCTTACCCACAGCTATAATTACTTCACTCATAAGTAGTCGTCCTCCCAATCATCCGGCGTTGGTATTTGTACGGTTTTAAAATCACACAACTGATAACAGTTAGTACATTCGATAGTCCCTTTCAGAATATCGGAGGTGGTGCTAAGCATATTGTCACAAGTAGGACAGTGGAATTTAGGGGTTGAAGGGGTGCTATCAGCACATTCATATGACTCCGGGTATTCTTCTCCCGGTATGTAGTACCAGTACGCTTTAACTTTTAAGTTTTTACCCATTAGTTTGCTCCTTACTCAATATGCGGTTAGAAAAGAAGACCATCTTCTCTGCGTCATAAACCCCATTGTTACCCTTCTTATGCTTACCCTGACGGGATGCAGCTGTACGCCATAGAGCTTTGAACACATTACCTTCAGCGAAGGTCATGCCTAATGCTTCGATGATGTCGTTGCACTCAGCGTCATAAGGTTCAGTTAGGGTAGTGGGTGATGTTATAGACACACGGTAGTAGCTAGAGCTACCACCTGTATGTTCGACACTAGAGGACTCTAAACAGGTAGGACAATGTTCAGGTGAAATACCTAACGCGGTCCCGCAGCGAGAGCAATCATAGTGTGCCATTGAGAGCCTCCGCTCGTCCGATCTTGCGTTGAGTCCACATAGCTACCTGCATGATCTCCGATGGAGAACAGTCAGACTTCATACGGTTAGCCCTCATACTTATGACTGCTGTGTTATCTGCTGTGTAACCTTTGTCAGGATCTAAACGATCTAGTGTGGCGCTGTTATGCGTACCACCAGAGGTTCCACCAGCACACAGAGGGATGCCCAAGACAGGACATGATTCAGGAATATTCAACTCCTCAGCTGTTAGATCAAATGGAACACCCAGCCCTGAAGCCCTATACTTAGCGTTAGACCACATGGATTTCTTATGCTCTAACGAGCCGAACTTATACTTCATAGCCATCTTATAAACCTTCCTTATTGAATGCTCTTATCCACATAGCACAGGCGTCTGAGCGTACGATATCGTCCATCCCAAATTCGATAACCGGGACAGGCATCCTTTGGGATCTAACCATCCTGATAACTGTTTCTAATCCAGAAGTTACTTTGATATCACGCTGACGAACATCGCCATTGATCACTACTGTTGAGTCTTTACCGACACGGCTGAGGAACATCTTCATTTCTTCAGGTGTTGTGTTCTGAGCTTCGTCTAGAATGACAAAGGCTTTGTCGAAGGTGCGTCCACGCATGACCTCGAAAGGTACAATCTCAATAGCCTTATGCTTCATCGCCAGCTCGTACTGTCCTGACCCTAGCCGCTTACGGATAACATCAGTGAATGGAACAACCCACGGTCCTATCTTCTCCTCCATAGTTCCCGGAAAGAATCCCAAGGACTTAGAGCCAGTGACGTTAGGTCGCGTCAATACGATCTTATCGATCTGCCCTAGTCGGTACAGATCAGACGCTACAGTAGACGCGATGTACGTCTTGCCTGTACCAGCGGGGCCTAGTACCACGACCTGCTCAGCCGTCATCAACGAAGCTATATAGTCAGCTTGTGTATCTGTCTGAGGTCGCAGAGGTGGGACTGCATGGCGCTTCTCATCTAGAAACTTATCCTTAATCTCACGCGTAGGCTTACCGCGTTTTGCTTTACGTTCTTTTCTCATTACCATCCCCAAGTTTCACCGGACATACCATCCGCTGAGTAATCCGTTACGCGCCCCTCAAAGAAATTCTTGAATGAGTCGCCACTTAAAATCCAGTCGAGCCACGGAAGAGGATTCTCTTCAATGTCCCAGTTTGCTTTCAGCCCTAAATTAACTAGTCGTCGATCCGCGATAAACCTGATGTAGCGTTTGACCTCGCCTTTCGTAAGGCCCTCGCAACTTCCCAATTCAAAAGCCAGATCGATAACTTTATCCTCCAGTTCCACAGCTGTACGGTACATCTCGTATATAGCGAGCTTAAATTCATCAGTGACAATCTCCGGGTTTTCATTTAGGAAGGTGCGAAACAACTCAGTCATTCCGTCAACGTGCATGGTTTCATCGCGGATCGACCACTCGACGATCTCGCACATACCCTTAAGCTTCCCGAACCGCTGGAAGTTTAGGAGCATGACGAAAGCTGAGAAGAGGGACATACCCTCATTGCATACGGTCTGTGCGATGGCTAAGGCCAAGCCTTGTTTACTCGATACGTCAAAGTTCTGCATGAACGCAACCTTCTCCGTCATCTCTTCGTACTCCAGAAACGCGGAGTACTCAGACTCAGGGAGGCCAAGTGTGTCATTCAAGAACGCGTAGGCTCGCATATGAATAGTCTCGCGTTGTGCGAATGACAACATCATCATGCGGGCTTCGTTGTTTTTGATGTGAGGTAGGAAGACATCCACATAAGACCCACCAACAATTACATCAGACTGTGTGAATAGCCGTAGTATTTGCATGATGAATTCTTTTTCTGAGGGAGCTATCTTCCCCGACTTCCACTGATTAACATCCTCCATTAAGGAGGCTTCCCACTCACCCCAGTGGATCTTGTCGTGCTCGATAGCACGGTTAACAAAGTTAGGGTACTTGAACGGCTTGTATGCAGTTGATGCAGTTAACAGGCTCATTATTTATCCTTGACATGAGAGACACTCGTCATCATCAGCGTAGTCTTTCAGAGCCACACGCGTAGCTTTGATCGACACAGTGTCAGCTTTAGCGCCGGCACTTGTACGAAGATAGTAGAGTCCTTTAAGTTTCTTGTTGAATGCCCGAAGATGTACTTCGTTGACATACGATTTGTCTGTCCCTGCGGGGAAGAACAGATTGACTGATTGCCCTTGGCATATGAAAGGCTGGCGAGATGCAGCGTGGTCAACAACCCAGCGTTGATCTAACTCAAACGCCGTCTTGTAGACTTCCTTATCCCAATCACTTAGCCACTCCAAATGCTGGACAGAACCTTCGCTGAGGATAATTGACTTCCACTGCGCGTCTACCCATTCACTGTCTGAGTTATGATTTCTAATCACCTTATCCAGATAAGCGTTCTTAACTAGATGTGAACCGACACGAGTTCGGTGTGTGTAGGCGTTAGATTTCCAAGGCTCAATCGATGGGGAGCATCCGGCTAGGATAGAACTGTTAGCGTTAGGCGCTATAGCTAGGAGGTGAGAGTTGCGTACACCAGCAACGTCAGGACAGGAGCCTCGCTCATCTGCAAGATATACAGTCTGTGCTTTAGCTTGTGACTTGATGTGTGCAAACATACCACGATTAAGAGTCTCAGCTATGGCACTTTCCCATGGAACATCCATGCGTTGTAAGTAGCTATGGAAACCCATGGCCCCTAAACCTATCGACCTTTCCTGTGTAGCACTGAAGACAGCACGACGTAGCTCTTTCGGAGCGTACTCAATGAAGAAGGAAAGCACGTTGTCTAACATGGTTATGAGATCTGCAACCATTGTCGTTTCTTTCCACTCGTCATAGTGTTCAAGATTGACAGATGATAAGCAGCACACAGCAGTGCGCTCTTCTGACGTAGGCAGGTGGATCTCATTACATAGATTAGAGCCATGAATCTTTAACCCTTTGTCCAGCATAGCCGGTGGGAGATTACGATTAGCTTCGTCAATGAAATTCAAATAGGGTTCGCCAGTACGGAAGCGGGTTTCAAGTAAACGTTGCCATAACTCACGAGCAGCCACCGACTCACGAACAGTCTTGTCGTTAGGATCGATAAGATCCCATGACCTATCCTGAGTCACAGCCTCCATAAAGGCATCCGTAATGTTCACAGCATTGTGAATATTGAATGCCTTGCGATCTGGATCACCACCTGTTGGAACACGGATGTTTACGAACTCCACAATATCGGGGTGACTGATATCCATGTACGCAGCGTAGCTACCTTTACGGGTTGTACCTTGACGGTACGCAGTCATGTCGGCATCGACGGTCTTCAGGAAAGGAATCGGGCTAGGAGCAACGTCACTAGTGCTACGAATGTCACTCCAATGACCACCCACTCCACCGCCCTTAACTGACAGCCATCTAAGCTCCGTCGAGTGGTCGATAAGACCATCCAAGCTGTCAGGCACGTAAGCAAGGAAGCATGATATAGGAAGTCCACGAAGTTTTTCTCCTTGAGCGGGGGCGTTTGATAAGATGGGTGAGGAGAACATGAACCAGCCCTTACTGGCGTAGTCATAGATGCGTTGTGCTAGCTCGTAGTCACTCCGACAGAATGCTAAAGCAGCACGAGCGAAAGCATCCTGCGGATCTTCCCCATCACGGCAGTAGTAATCTTTGAGTAAGATGTGTGACTGCTCGGACATTGTTTCAGTGCGGGTATAATCAACTTTGATTGTCATCTAACCACGCCTCCACAGCTGCCCGGCTAGTGAAGCTAGAAAGCCTAGCATTAGTAACAGTATCCACCAGAGTAGGAACGCTACGAATGCGATGCGTAATAGCTGCTTCCACATCTTTCGTAATATCAATGTCATCGTAGTCCACCATCATTTCGTCAAGCAATACACTCAGCGCATAGCATGGGCTGCAGCCCGGTGTAGAAAACTTTAAGATACTCATCGATTATCTCCATCGCCTTTCAGCTTCCCTTCGGCTTTACGCTTAGCCAACTTCGCTACGTTACCTTCTGCGATTTCACTCATTGGTACACCAAGGTGGAAAGCTAGCTCGGACACAAACCACAGGACATCTCCTAGCTCTGCAGCTAACGCAGACTTATCTAGTTCTTTGTCACCACGGAAATACTTTGCCGCCTTCCCCGCTACTTCACCGGCCTCACCGGCAAGTCCTGTGACGAGATATTGCAAGCCGTTTTCAGGTGGATAGATGGCAGTCGAATGTGCCACTTGTTGATAGTTGTCAAACGTCATCATTGTTTTCGTCTTCTTCTTTGATAATTAGGGTTGGGTTGAGCAGTAGGTCGAGTAGATAAAAACCAAACAGGGTTATACCTGCCCACGTAATCGCCTGAACTAAATCACCTAACGCGTTAAAGAGGTGTTCCATCGGGATCTCCTTCTAGATCTAACCAATCGTGGCCTGTTGGGGACCACAGTTTGATGCGGTGGTTCTCATGATCGTAGTCGTCATGTCTTAGAATTCTAGCCATACGAGTATTCAACAAGGCTTCATCGATACTCTGTTTCTTCTGCCGATACAGTTCGATCACAGCTGTCCACATCTCGGCAACAGTGCTGCAATCAGCAAGAGCAGCTTCCGCTTTCTTAGGGCCGATGCCTTTCGCTCCTGCGTAACCATCCGTCTTGTCCCCCATCAGCGTCTGTATCATCCATGCGTGGTTCGCACTGAACTCACGGATTAGTTGAGGACGTTTCATTTTGTAGGGACTGAACAGTTTGCAGGGTATAGTGAGCAGATCTTTATCGATTGTGATGACAACAGATCCTTTGAGTCGTGGCATAGAACCATAGATGCCCATCACATCGTCAGCTTCAAGGCCTTCGATGCGACTGACATGATAGTTCTGTTCAAGATGCTCAATCACTTTGTTATAGACAACAGGTTTGTCTACGCCCTTGCGGTTGGCCTTGTACTCAGGATTGATTACCTTGCGGAAGTTACCGCCATTCTTAGGGCTGAGACACAGGATAGGCTTCTTCACCCGTGCGCCATGCATCCACTCAGCTATGAGTTTGTCTGCATTGCGACAAGCCTTACGACTATCAACTACTATTTCATCATCCCAGTTCTCTTGAGCTGCGATGGCACTGCGGAAAGCGATGATGTCGCCGTCAATTAATCCATACATTTTAATGGGTATCCTTCCAGTTATTACCGATGTCATATGCACCAGCAAGTTCGCAGTTCATGTTTAGGTTTTCACCCGCTTCTTTAATTGCCTGAGCAAACAGTTTGCCAATCGCATCAGCGTGTTCAGGACGTACGGACATCTGCACCTCGTCATGGACGTTGGCACAGTAATCAAAGGTAAGTGGGAGAAGTGTCCGCGAATCTACGTGTCCGTCGCGGACACACAGTACGAAGTGGAAGTGCGCGAGAGCCTCCTTCATCACTACAGCCCCGTCAGATTGCAAAAGACTATTTAAAGAACTGTGCTCCGACGTAGAAATGATAGGTCTTCCATCGGCGCTCTTCAGATATCCTTGCTCACGGGTACGCTTTTTGCACAGCTCAGTCAGCTTATCCAAGCCTTTGATACCCTTCGCCAAGTCATCACGAATACGCTTACCGATTCCGGCCAGCCTACCCTTCTTCACGACACCATGTTTCTTCCAAGCAGATACATAGATTTGTCCTAAATTAGGATTACCTGAACCATATAACGTGGCGTATATCAGTGTCTTAGAAGAATCCCTGTCAGGCATACCAGCCGCTTTCATTGTGCGACTATGAGCATCAGTGCCATCCGCTTTGTCACCGTAGATAACGGCTTTGGCATAGGCACCTTTGTCCCAGAAGAAGAGTCTGTTAGCTAATCCACGTAGCTCTAAACCCTCAGCGTCACAACCCACAAGCTTGTCGCCTGTATCAGCAGTCCAGACCTCACGCATTCGGAGATCCTTCTTATCCACATTTGCAACATTAGGTGAGAAGTGAGACATCCTGTGAGTCCGTGTTCCACACTGATTGATTCGTCCGTGTATACGTCCGTTCCTCTCAAGCTTCATCCACGCGTTAGCACCCTCAGATACCTGACCGAGCTGCTTACTGATTCGTAAGTAACGATTCAGGATAGCCGCTTCGGGATACACAAGGTTCTTCAACGTAGCTTCGTTGATCTGAGGAATATCCGTAGGCGTAAGCTTGACAGGTTGCCAATCAGCGTGGGCCTTACTGATGCGATAGGTACACTGTGGGCGGGAGCCGGGGTTAAAGGGTTGAAGAGTAACTTTGGTATACGGGATTCCCTTAGTTACACCACGACCCTTGTTGCCGACCTTCGGTACAGTGACCTGAACTTGGTTCCAAACTCGCAGCTTCCAATCCCATGTTCCCTTCTCAGGGATTATGACAGGTGGGAATGTGTCCTTCAGACCACGCTCTATCTCAAACTTCTCACCTGACAGTTCAACGTAGAGTTCAGTCAACTTCTCCATATCCAGCTTGAAGCCATGTTGCTCCTGCAGGTGGAGACAGAACGCGACCTTGTGTTCCAGCTTAACAGCGGGACGCCAATCGACTTCCTTCTGCTTGAACCAGCCCTTAAGTTCCTGCTGCACACGTTGATATACTTTCATCGTTACAAGAACGTCCTGATTACAGTAGGTACCCATCGTAGGGTGCCACTGAGAGAAGTCCGAGAACTCCATCTTCGGGAACCCAAGGTCATCACCCCACGCGGCAAGCGCATGGGACCGTCGATCAGGGAATAACATCTTCGATAGAACCAGTGTGTCAAACACTTGGTCAAACCTTAAGGTGTCGGGAACAATCATGTTGATCGCATGAAGGTCGTAACCTAAGCCGTTATGAAAGACAACGCGATCTGCTGTAGCTAATCGCGCATAGCCTTCAGCTAGGGAGGGGAACCCCGGCTGATCGGCATAGCACGTTATCTCGTCAGTCTTCGGGTTGCCAATGCTTAAACACCAATGGCGGGTGATTGTGTCTAGAAGACCATTGGCCTCCAAATCTGCGACAAGTACGTTCATTTTGATATCCTTTAAAACGGTACGTCATCGAACTCCTCGCTACTGAAGTCTAAGGGTGACGCTGTTTCTTTTGCCGGTAACAAACGTCCGGTAGTGAGGTTGAATTCGTTTAAGTCTGCCTCGCCCAAGTCCCCGAACTCACGGTTCTTTAGAAGACGGATACGAGACTGATCAGGGTTGTCGCCCTGCTGGTCACGCTCGACAGCAATGATATTGTCCGACAGTTGTTCAAGTGAGGCTGAGCCACGCATATCCTGCAGCGTGACACGACCACCCTCGTTGTAACTCTTACGCCCACCATCGGGACGCTTCAGGTGGGTAATGGCAATGAGGCCGACACCTGTCTGCTCAACCAGACCGCGTAACGCAGTCATCAATAGGTCTATATCTTTACGCTCCCCCTCACCACTGGACTTCTGACCTGACACAACGATTGAGATGTGATCCAGTATTAGGAAGTCACACTCCAAACTGGTAGCCATATACTTCAGCTTGCTAATCAGGTTTGCTGAGTCGATAGAACCAAAGTGATCGTAGAAGTATTGAGGATTAACAACTGCATCTAGAGACTTTTGATAAGCCTCTGGCGAGATGCAGTTAGGTTCCTCACGTAGCCGTCCAAGAGGTACGTTATTGTCGATGGCGATGTAGCCATGAGCAGTCTTGGTGTAGGATTCTTCAAGGAACACATTGCCAATCTTAAGGCCGTGCTCTTTGACGAGGTGGTAGCCTATCTCACGAGCGAGAGTAGACTTACCGATGCCCGAACCTGCAGTCATAAGTGTCAGCTCACGCTTGCGTAGGCCATGCAGCTTCGCGCCCAGTTTGGGATACGGAATTGAGTACCCTGGTTTTACAACCGCAAGTAAATCATCCATCCCTATGTCCGCGCCGGACACTATGCCGTCAGGTCTAAAAGGCTTGGCGTCAAACACTGCTGACATCAACTCTTTAGCACGGCCTTCTTGCACCATCTCCCCTGCATCTTTGAGGGGCAGTGAAGCGATGTATGCCTTACCCGGACTGAGTAGCGCAGCACATTCGTGAGCCGCCTCAATGCCCGGAGCATCTTGATCCATCAGGAAGATAACAGAATCATAAGCCTCGCAAAATTCGAGCTGATTTTTGATATCACCTTTAGCTGATTTTGAACCTGACTTAACAGATACCACAGCCCACGAACCGTTGGTCACGGTAGCGTATGCTAGACAATCGATCTCGCCTTCGGTAATCACGAGGCGCTTTCCACCGGCTTTCCAAAGGTGCTGTCCAAACATCAGAGCACTCTTCATATCACCCGTGCTACGGAACTGCTTACCTGCATAGCGTAATTTCTGAGCTACGATCTGACCGTTGTTGTCACGGTACGCTGCGATCTGAACAGTGTTACCCTTGTCGTCTTCGCCAATCGAATAGCCGAACTTCTTACAGATATGGTCATCGATGTTACGTTTGACGAGAGCCTTATAGACACCCGTAGGTAGTAAGTCCTGTGCTTTCTTTGGTGTACGTGTTGTCATTCCTGTTGCCTTCTTTGAGTCTTCTGGTGGAGTCTTACCGCCACAGCTGAAGCAGGTTCCCCAGCCCTCGGAGTTGACTGAGTAAGCGTTGCTGCTCGGACACAGTGGACAATCCATATGAGTGTCTATCCATTCGGACATTTGTCTATACCTTGTAGGGTTGGTCTTCGATAGCCTCAAACCAGATGTGGATACCGCAAGGCTCATCGCCTTCGCAGTAACGCTTGGACGCGAGTAACTCCACAATCTGATCATCGTCATTCCAAAACTTCTCAGCTTTGGTCATGACATCTAATGGCCCTTTGATGTAGTTATCTATATCTCCCCGTGGGTAGCGCAGCTTTCCCTGTTTAGGCTTCAGTACGACACACTCCATCCACAGTCTCAGTGGTCTGTCAGTGATCGTGAACTTAGCTTGGTTGCAGAGGGGCTGAGCATCCTTACGGAACATCTCGTAGTTCTTACCGTAGTACGCGCCGAACCGCCCGATACGGGGGCGGCTGGCTGGTACTGGCTGAACTGGTAGGAGAAAATAACTTGCAGTAGTGGGGATGTTAAATGGCTTAGAAATCTTCAGGCTCTTCGTCATCGGCAGGGCCTGTGTCAGTTGATGCTGCTGGGGTAGACGGGATGCTGGAGGCGGTAAACTCAGTAGAGTAACCATCCACACTGCCAAACTCGTCACCACCATTTGATTGAGAATCTGAACGCTGAGCTAATAGCTGTACGTTGCGTAGCTGTAATGCCACACCTTTCATACCACCAGCTGTATAAGGAATTAACACAGCTGACACGCGGATAGTGTCGCCTGAATTAACGAACACATCTTCAGGCAGTTCATTGCGTTGTGCGTCGACCATTCCCGGCTGGAACTTGGACTTGGTAGTCAGCATGAACATACCGCGTAGGTCTTCCTTGCCTTCCTTCTCGTCAGCAATGTCGTCACCGCTCTTGATCGGTGAGCGATAAACTTTAGGTAGCTTGCCCCACTCTGCAATCGCGGCTTCCTTAACTGCAGCTTCAATCTTAGCGATGCTTTCTGACACACCCGGCTCGTCAGGATTCATAAGTAAAGTTACTTTGTATTTACCGTCACTGAATTCGTGACCGGAATCTGGACGAGCGATCCATGCGTACTGCGCTGTGCCTACAGGTGTTACTACCTTGATGAAATTTTTCTTAGACATACTTTTGAAATCCTTAGAGATCGTATTGGTTTTGAAGTTGATCAGGGTCGATACCCAAATCGTTGAGTTTGATACATAGGTCAACCGGCAATGGCCGACCATTGATCAGGTGATGCATGACCTCAGACGAGAGATCAGCGTCGCCAAGCTTGAGAAGTTCAAGCATCATTCGCCTCCGACATATAGTGTTAGCAAGAGGCCCCCCTATTGATCACCCCTTTATTGTCAAAGGTTTACTGTACTTCTGCTAACTGAAGAAGTACGGACTGTTCAATAGTTCATCTATATTGAAGTCACCTTGAACTGGTGGGTGTGGTAGCTCAACATGGGGAGCATAGCTGTGGATGTGGTCACGGAACTCTGTCAGGTAGTTACCCTTGAAGATTCTATGCGCCTCTTCCCTGATTACTTTATGCAGGACATCAACCGCATTCTCCCCACAGTCTAACTGTCCGTGGTGGACACCGTACGAGTCATGTATGAAAGCAGTGGAAGTAACCCCGTAATCGTTCTTCAGGCGTAGAGCCACGCTTTGGAGTAACCCCGCGTCGAAACTGTGAATGACGTTAGGTGAGGCAGCAAGATAGTTCTTACGCTCATCAAGGCCCAGCACACTATCCTCATCCCACAAACTAAACTCCCCCATCAACGTCCTCACCTTAGTTTTACGCAGCTTGTGGTACGCCTGTGTGCATTCCACGCCTGTCGGAGTAATCCACTTCATAGGCAGCTCGTGAGCCGCTAATGCTTTAGCGCACTGCTGAAAATATTCCATGATCGTAGATGCTGAAGTAACTACTGCCTTTAAAGCATCAACAATTAAGTCCCTCATGTAAGCGGCGTTAGTTCCCTTACGCCCATCAAGGTTATCGCAGAAGCCATCCTTCACTAACTGGCTTGCTATTCCACGAGGCGTAACGCCGTAAGGCGTGGTCATAACAGCGCGTTTCATGGTTTTACGTGTGATTTTACCCATCCACGCCAGAGCTTCTTCCCGGCCCTGTAAAGCCATTTCATTGTTAAGCTTGATCACGGCATCCATCACCTCTGTATATAGGTCATACCGCTTCTGTAGGCTGCTACAGTTGGTCTTGATAGCACCAACAGAATCCTTACCCAGTAGACTCAGCAGCTGCATTCCGTTTGTTACACCGTCCATGGCGCACACTGTCCGACTCAGGAAGTGAGCGGGGTTATCAAGCCCTGTAGCCAGTGCGTATTCCCGTGCCGTGGCGAGGAAAACATATGGCTCATCGATACCTTCGCTGGCCCATAGCCGCTCACCGTCTAGCGGGTTCAACCCTGAGTCAACTATAAGATCATGATGATCGTCCACCCACTGGATGCGCTCGGCCCATGTGGCTTTGTCCTGCCCTGCTGTGTTAGCGAGTGATATCTTTAACCAGTAAAGACCTCGGTCCCCCAAAGGTTTGGCATGGTGGAACTGCAACAGCCCCTTGCAGATCTGATCCCCCTGTGGATTAAGGTCTTGAGCCATAGGGTATAAACGTGTACGGAAATCAGCAAAATGCGGATAGGTGTGTCGTGAAGAAATGCGTGTTGTCATTCGTTATGTCTCTAATAAGTTGTTTCACCCCGGAGTGACCGGGCCATGTCTAGTTTTCTAATGAAGGATTCACGCTTAGATTGCATCTTTGCGTTGTCCTCGTGAATGCTTGCTATTTGTAACTTCCACTCGGTGCGTTCAGCTTGGTCCATTAGCTCCCACTCTTCGTCAGTTAGCTTCTCAGGTAGAGGCACATCATCCGATGATGGTAGACCACCTAGTTCCCCACCCTCCGCTCTCACAGTGAGCATCGTATCAAGGATAAAATCGTTGACTTGCCACTCGGTTGATTGGACCACGTTGATAGCATCTAAAAACTTATCGCTTAAGGCTTCGGGGAAGCTGGCGGTATGCTTATACATCCCTGATCGCATGATCTTATGCTGGATGATCTCGTAACCACCAGTAAAGCCTGTAAGTTTGCCCTCATCGTTATAGGTATGCTCCCACGGATTTGGTTGGCATCTCATCGGTACCATATAAGGCCTATTGACCTCCAGTTGGGAGTTGATATCGGTAATGGCTTGTTGCGCTTCAGAACTTAAGAAGACACGCCTCTCAGTCTTGCCTGTACGATAGACTAGGCGCTCTTCAAACCACCCACCACCGTGTTTAATCATTAGGTCTAACAACTTAGCCCCGATATGTACCCGCGTGTCAGTAGGCCACTCTTCGTTCTCAATGGCATCCATCTTGGATTTCCATCTGGCCCATGTCTGCCTATTAATCGTGCCGCCTACTTTTTGTATCAGCCACGCAGAAAAATCAAAGCCCCCGTTGTCGCCAGCGAGGATCTTTGATTTCTTTTTCCACTTGTTGAATTCGATTTGCTCTTTGACGGCTTGGCCTATTCTCAGGTTCAAACCTGTCGCACCTCGCCCTTGGTAGGATTCGCCAGACGCTTTCTCAGTTAAGATAGTTCTGGCTGTAACCAAGGCAATTTCCTCAGCGGATAACCAACCGATTAACCACCACCAATCTTTGTGTGCTCCGCGTCTACCAGAAGTGATTTCCCGTTTGGCTTCTTCGATGGCAGCTTGGAAATAAGGGATGGCGTGGAGCATCATTTCTTTGAGGATGATTTGTCCCGGCGCAACGTCGCCTAACTCGGATGATTCATGTTTAACAGTGCCATCGCGTTTCTGTTTCACTGTACTAAATGTCGCACGGTAGCGATCCTTACCTCGATCTATTGCTGCCGCCTCCCATAAGATTTCTCTTTCCTTCTCGGTTATGCACAGAGTATTATTTGATGCACTTTCTGTCTGTCTAATGTCTGTCAACGTTTTCAACCCCTCAAATTGGCCCTAAATCGCTCTTAACTTCACTAGTATCAAGCTTCTTGTCATAGGTTTACTGTACAAGCTCTGAAAGCTAAAAGCCCGAAGGCTTTGTGTACAAAATGGGTAAAATCCACAGGTGACGCGGGGTACAGAGGAAGTGCCAGACTTATCCCCGATCCCTGTGGATAACTCTGTTAACAATTATGGGAAAGGTGGCCCAAAGCCCATGAAATAGCAGCTACCAACAAACTGGTTAAAAAATAACCACCTTTTTAAACTACTTATTTATCATGGGTTTAGCAAAG